TATCGTGACTCCGACCCTTCGCCCGGCCCTTCCCCGCCTCATTCAACTCCGCCCACGCCACCACCGAAGATCCCGACACCGCCTCCGCCGGCCCCTCCCCGCGCCAACATCACTCCTCCTCCTCGGACACCTACGCCACTTCGCCCAGGCCGACGTTATGTACCAGCTCAAGCTGCGAACATTCCGTTGCAATTGATACCTCGCCCAGCTGCGCCTGTCCAACCGGCTCGACCCGTGACACCAGTGCCACCTCGTGACCCATTACAGCGATTCAAACATCTACCGTCTGGGTTCGATCTTAACACCTTTCGTCGCCTGCTGACTGACCCGCCTCCCATGGCCCCGCAGGCCGGCTTCGATTGCGTATGGGACTGCCTCGGCACAGCCCTAGGCATGCTTCCGGCCACGCTCTTTTGCAACTGGATGTCTTTCCAAACTGCCCAGTACCGCATCAATTTCGGCAATGGCGCTGTCCCGCGGTCAGACCTCAACCTGGTTTTCTCACACTTCGGCCTCGGAGTAACAATGCGTGAGGCTGTGTACAACGCCGACAATTGCCCCCGCGGTGCGGCACAACCACCACGTCCACCCGTGTATAGCGCGCGTCAAATGCCCATCTTGGAGCAACCTCCTGTCCCTGGATGGCCAGTTGCCCAGTTCTTCTTGACATCTACGCCTAACGGCCTGTACCACCTCACAGACCATGCCAACTGCTCGGCCAATGCACCAACTGTGGCCGCTCCAGCTCATGCCATGGTGGGGTACATTTCGCGCCAAGTCCCGCGTGTAGAAATAGCTGATGTGCTCAACGTGCCAATCAAGACCTGGAATCAAGCTTACGCCCGCCTCGAGGGTTCCCTGCTCAATGCTGCGGCTGCTTTGCACGCCGGATTCAATAACATCCAACAGTACAGAGCCGCTTACCAACCTCTTCCTGCCCGCCCGGTTGTGCCTCATTCATTTGTGTACAACTTAACCTTGCAGGACGTCACGTTAGCCCGGCACTTGAGTCAAGACCTTAAGAACAACCCCGACGCCATGGATTTGCGCGGCATGGGTGCTGACCAGATAGCCCGTGGCTTGGACACGCTATGCAAGCTCGCTGAAACTCATATTCGCACCGGCACTTACAATCGCCCCCCCGTCAACTTTCACATACTTGCTGGAGTTGGCGGTTCTGGCAAATCTACAGCTCTGGCCCGCTTCCTACCCACGATCGCCCCAGCTGGTGGGTATTCATGTTCCAATTTGCGGTTCCACACTTGGTTCAACAAGCTTCGTGCCCCCTTAGAGGCAGCTTTAAGTCCTTTATTCCCAGGTCTGCAATCTTTCAATTTCTCTACCGGGTGTATGTGCCTCGCCCAACCACTCACTGGTACCTTGATCTTAGACGATGCCACCATGCTCTGGCCCGGTTTCATTCCACTCCTCGTCGCTTCGAACCCAGGTATCACAGACCTTGTCATCACCTGCGACACAACGCAAGGCCGTCTAGCCTTCCCTGCAAGCGACTCCGTTTGCCGTGATGACGTCAGCACATCCGAATGGCTTCGCAATCTCTCTCCAGACTACGCCACAATAGTGCGAAGATATTCCCAGGACATCTGTGATCTGTGGGGTCTGCCCTACATCGCTCCGGAGCCTGGCCAACCAGTGCGCCAAGGTCGTGTTTTCATGACATCGCAGGCTCCTCACAACGTGCCCCTCCTAGTTGTCTCACCACGGTTTGCCGAGACCCAGAATTCCGGTGGGCAACGTTGTCTCACATTCGCTGCTTGCCAAGGGCTGACCATCGAAGGCGATTGCGCAATCGACTTAGGCGGCCTTACGTCCACTGCAACCGATGAAAACGTTTGGACGGCCCTCACTCGACCTACTGGTAACATCTTCCTCGTCATGGGTGCTACGATGGGTTCCTCTCCGCGTTTGGTCGAGTCACTCTATGGCAAGAGCCAAATTCTTTCTGCCATCTTAGCCGTCGCCTCTCGTAATCAATGCGCGGAGATAACGGCTGCCAACGATCCTGACCATCTGATTGCCCGCGCCGTGCACAATCACTTGGCCCGCAATTTATCTGCGGCAGCTTGCGCGCAACTTGGCTTACCCGTCGCCACACCGATAGTAGGCGCCCTGCCAGCTCGCTTTCGGAGCGTGTGGTTGGAAACCCCACGCAATGACGGCGGCGACTACTACACCGCGCGTACCACCCGAGGCACTTTGACCAAACCGACCACTAGCGCACCAGCATTCTCGAGCCACAAAGACCCACTCCTACATTCACATCATGAGTCCATCCGGGAAATGCTTAGACTTTACGTTCCCGTAACCAACGACATGAATCTGCGTCCTGACGGCACGGGTTACAAACTCCCCATGCTCCCGGACGTCCAAGGTGAATTCGACCCTATTTTCAATCATGACACTTTTGTCGACCCGGACGTTCGCGAGAAGGTGGTACCAGGCACTGAGCTTGTAACTGCCCAACATGTGGAAGACGGGCCTAACGCGGTGCTACGACACCACGCTAGTGACAAAGCCACTCAGATCATTTCTGAAAGGAAACGCATCGTTCTCGGCAAAGATTCATCAGATCTTAGCAGCCTCGACAAGGCCCGGCTCAAACAACTCAAGCGAGGGTTTGCTAAGTTTTTCGACGTAGACTCATGGAACAGCGCGCCATTTGATGAAGCTCTCTTCGACCAGTGCTCCCGCGACTTCCTAAGTCCATGGGTTTCCAAGCGCACACTTGCTGGCATCGCCAATTCGGTACGGAAAGACAATATTGACCAAGCTCCCAATTATACTGAACTGTTCCTTAAAACGCAATACGTGAAGAAAGAGGAAAAACGATTCGCTGCAGCTACCGCCGGACAAATCGTGTCCGAGTTTCCGCTGACGAAACAGTTCCGCGATGCTCCGTTTGCCCTCTTCGTCGAACGCCTGTCAATGAAACATGCTTATCCGAGCACATATCTTCACTGCCGCGCTTCACCAGACGACATGTCCCGCTGGTACCGCAAGCATTGGTCCCAGGGCCCCATCACTACAAACGATTACACCAGCTGGGACCAAGGCTGTGACAAGGTCTTCGCCAACTTCGCTGCGTGGGTGATGCAGCTATGCCGCGTCCCCGACGAATACGTCCAGACCTATCTGTTCGAACGACTGAATACCTTCAGCTACCTCGGACCACATCGGACCAAACAGGAATCTGGCGACCGTTGGACCTGGTTGATCAATACTCTTGGCAACGCTGCCATCACTGGCGCTTCCTTAAACTGCCCAAAACGCACTACGGCCGCATTTTCAGGCGACGACGGGGCAGTCCTTGGATCCTGGCGCTACCAACCTGGATTCCACGCCAAGCAGTGGAAAATGGTCCCAAAGCGTCTTATCGAGTACGAGTCTGTTTTCTGCGGGTATCATATAGGCGGTGAAGACATATACATCGACCCAATCGTGGTCATGCATCGCGCACAGAATGGACTTGCCTTGGGCCGTAACGATCCCGAGTACTGGAATTCGATCAGTGACGCTCTTCGGGAGCTAGGCCCCCGCGTCTCAGATCATGACCAACACGTGCGCGCCACTCAACACTATTTGGAGTTCGCGCGACGAACTTTCAACATTTAAACACTTATACCCGGGCAGCACCACCTGCCCGACCTTGGCA